ATCATAAAGACGGAGTTGTGGTTTATTTTGACACAGAGCAAGCCGTCACTTCAGACATGTTCACTGCAAGAGGCGTTGATCCTGAGCGCGTGGCGGTCATTCCAGTTGCTACAATCGAAGAGTTCAAGACACAAGCACTCAAGATCGTCAATGACATCATTGAGCAGCCAGAGGAAGACCGAAAGCCGGTCTTCATGATCTTGGATTCATTGGGCATGTTGTCTACCGAAAAAGAAATGAACGATTCTGCCGAAGGCAAGAACGTTCGTGACATGACCAAGGCGCAGCAGACCAAGGCAACCTTTCGTGTGCTCACGCTGAAACTAGGCAAGGCAAAGATTCCAATGCTTCTTACTAATCACACGTATCAAGTAATTGGTGCATATGTTCCTACGAAGGAGCTCGGCGGTGGTATTGGTCTCAAGTATGCAGCAAGCAATATTCTCACTCTGTCAAAAAGCAAAGACAAAACCGAGACCGGAGTAGTAGGAAACTTCATCAAGTGCACCAACTACAAGAATCGCTTTGTCAAAGAGAACATGCAGGTTGAGACTCGTCTAAACTATACATCAGGTCTCAGTCGTTATTATGGACTAACAGATCTTGCTCTTAAGTACGGCATCTTTAAGAAGGTCAGCACCCGTATTGAACTTCCTGATGGTGCAAAGGTGTTTGAAAAAAACATTGATGATGAGCCAGAGAAGTATTTTACCTTGGACATTCTAAATAAACTCGATGCATCAATTCAAAAGGACTTCAAATATGGACAAAGCTCCTGAATATAAAATTTTAGATACTCTACTGGAAGGCAATGATACATGTCCTATCCAAATATTGAGTGGACCATTCAAAGATATTGTATATAAGTATGGAAAAATATCTTTGAATGAAGTTGATGGTGAAAATCTAGCAGTTACCATGGACATAACAATGATCAATGGCCCCGAAGATTTTGACCAAAACAACAAAGAATTTACTCAGGCAGTTGGAGAAATTTTTGTGAACATAGTTGAAAAAGAAGCAACTACAAAAGAGGCACTAGATCTTGAAGATTATGTTCACCAAGATAAAGATTGACTTACACCATAACCAAGATATAATCAATATATGGAAACCGTTATTTTGAAGAACTTGGTCCTCAATGAGGACTACGCTCGAAAAGTTGTGCCATTCCTCCAAGAGGAGTACTTTCACGACAAGTCCGAAAAGGTCGTGTTCAATATAGTAAGCAAGTTTATATTAAAGTACAATAACATTCCCACCAAGGACGCCATTCTCATTTCACTGGAAAACGAGAAGGCACTTGGTGAGAATGAGTTCAAGAAGTGCGTTTCCATATCAGAAGAAATGTACAAGGAGGGAGAAAAGTCGGATACCTCATGGCTTGTAGAAAATACAGAGAAGTTCTGCAAGGAAAAAGCCATATACAACGGTATAATGGAATCCATTGGCATCATTGAAGGCAAGGACAAGGAAAAAACCCAGAATGCCATTCCAGAAATCATGTCAAAGGCGCTGTCCGTGTCGTTTGACACAAAAGTGGGCCACGACTTCCTTGAGGACGAGGATGAGCGTTATGATTACTACCACCGCGTAGAGGAAAAGGTTCCCTTTGATCTTGAGATGTTCAATATTATCACTAGGGGCGGAACAAGAAAAAAGACACTGAATGTAGTCATGGCAGCATCCGGTGTGGGAAAGAGCGCATTCCTTTGCCATCATGCTGCGGCATGTCTTTCCCAGAATCTAAATGTTCTTTATATAACTTTGGAAATGGCAGAGGAGGAGATTGCTAAGAGAATCGACGCAAATCTGCTTGATACGGACATTCATATTCTTGAGAAGATGCCTTATGCACAGTATGAAGGAAAGATTGACAACCTCAAAAAAACTTGTAGAGGAAAGTTGATTATTAAGGAATATCCCACTGCGGCTGGAAATGTCACGCACTTCAGGAACCTTCTTGAGGAACTTAAGATTAAGAAAAAATTTGTACCAGACGTAATCTTTGTTGATTACCTGAACATCTGTTCCTGCGCAAGATTCAAACTTGGCAACGGAATGAATAGTTACACTTATGTCAAGGGAATTGCCGAGGAGCTGCGCGGCCTTGCAAAACAATTCAATGTTCCCCTCTGGACTGCAACACAGGTCAACCGCGAAGGTGCCAAGAGCAGCGACATGGAGATGACGGACACTTCTGAAAGCTTTGGTCTGCCCCAGACCGCAGACTTATTTTTTGCTTTGATTGAGAATGAAGAGCTGGCATCTGGAAACCAGATCATGGTCAAGCAACTAAAGAATCGAGGAAACGACCTTATCAAAAACAGGAAATTTCTGGTAGGAGTAAACAAGTCCAAGATGAAATTCTATGATGTTGACAACAGCAACAACAATTTGGTAAATTCCAACAACACCGAAGAGGAGGGGTTTGGCGCAGGTTCCGATGGTGAATCATTCAATCCAATGTTTGCTAAGAAAAAGAACAAGGCAATCAACTGGACCTTTGAAGGCGCTAAATAATGTTGTACATTGACAAGAAATACGTGAATCTTGTTTCTGGTTCGTTGCAGAAGTTCAAGTGGAAAAAGGATTCACTGGCCACATGCAGATGTTTCAAGTGTGGCGACTCAAAGAAAAACAAGTCTAAGACAAGGGGATACTTCTTTGAGCACAAAGGAAATTATGTTTACAAATGCCACAATTGCGGGTTTTCTTGCAATCTATATTCTGTTCTTGAAAGTATCAGCCCATCTCTCTGCAAAGAATACTCATTTGAAGTATACAGAGAAAAAAATCCAGAACCAATCGCAAAGCAAGAACAGCCAAAGCGTCAGCCTGTATTTACGGAGCTCGGCACAAGGCTTGACCTGCTCAACGCAGACCATAAGGCAATAAAATATGTTGAGTCCAGAAGAATTCCGAAAGAAAAGTATAGCAATTTTTATTACACTAATGACTTTGGTAAGATCATGCAGTCCTTTGATCGTGAAGGGAAGGCAGAGGAAAGACTCGTCATTCCATTCTACGATGAAGCCGGAAACCTCATTGGTGTGCAGGGACGAGCGTTCACAGAAAATGCAATCCGCTATATCACGCTCAAACAAGAAGGTTGCGAGCGCCTTTGGTATAATCTAGACAAGGTTGATCCCAGGTCAACCATTTATGTCACCGAGGGCCCAATTGACTCCATGTTCATTCCAAACGGTGTTTCCATGCAGGGGGCTGGATGGCTTTCTGATATTCCTGAAAAAATAAAAAACTCAAATCTTGCGTTTATCTTTGACAATGAACCAAGAAATGAGGAAATTGTTTCACTCATAGGAAAATACATAGAAGCAGGAAGAAATGTAGTGATATGGCCGGAAGAGATAAATAAAAAAGACATTAATGACATGGTTTTGGCTTATGGCAATTCAATAACCATGAAGCTAATAATAAATAATGTATATTCTGGACTTAAGGCCAAAATGAAGTACACTTACTGGAAGAAGGTTTAAAATGGAAAACGACGATATTTCAGAAGAAGACGTTTCAAAGGCAAGTGAAGCCTATATTACATTTGTGCAACGATTTGGAGAATACATAAAGGAAATGGATCCAGAATTATGGGAAAAAGCAAGAGAATATGCTCTTGATTTTACTCAGATTCCCGGTGTCAAAATTGAACTTGTAGATGAAGATGAGGATGAAGATGGAGACGACAACCACAAGCACGGCGCAGACTGATATAAAGGTTTTGGATTTTGGACACGTCCAGTTGGTTGACTACATGGGATCGGATCTTAGCGTGGTCAATGCAGCCAGGGTTTCTTTCAACAAGGAAAGTTCTTGGGAAGGGGAACAGCATTGGTCCGGAAGTATCACGGGAAAAAAGCTTTCTGACAAAGATCAAAAGCTCATCAAGTACCTTGCAAAGCACAATCACTTCACTCCATTCTGCCATCCGCAGATCAGCCTGCGAATCAAATGCCCTATCTTTGTTCGTGCACAACTTGGCAAGCACCAAGTCGGTTTGGTAATGAATGAGGTAAGCAGGCGTTATGTGACGTTTGAGCCAGAAATCTATGTTCCGCTATGGAGAAATGCTCCAACTGATGGGGCCAAGCAGGGAAGCAGCGGTGCCATTGAAGACATGGATCTATGCATTCGTCTTCGTCAGGAATATGATACAATTGCCAAGGAATGTTTGGATCTTTACAGTAAACTTATCCAAGATGGTGTTGCGCCTGAACAGGCAAGATCAATATTGCCACAAGGAACTTATACGGAATTTGTGTGGACTGGTTCTCTCTACGCATTTGCCCGCGTCTATAACTTGAGAATCGACGCCCACGCCCAATGGGAAATTCAGGAATATGCCAAGGCAATCAACAAAATTATTGCTCCCATTTTCCCGGTTTCGTGGCATACTTTAACAACTAAATAAAGACACCCATTGAAGGAGTCTCAAATATGGCAGAAATTTTATCACCGTTTCAATCGTTTATTTTTATTTCTCGCTACTCACGTTGGATGCCCGATTACAATCGCCGCGAATCCTGGGAGGAATGCGTAGAACGATGGTGGAAATATTTTACCGGCAAGGTTCCTCAGTTGGCAGAGCGTCCCGACGTTAAGGAAGCTATCCTCAACCTTGAGGTTCTTCCTTCCATGCGCAGCCTGATGACCGCTGGACCTGCATTGGATCATGACAACACTTGCCTCTACAATTGTTCTTATCTTCCAATTGACAGTCTTGAATCTTTTGCTGAATTGTTTGTTGTTTTGATGAATGGCACCGGAGTTGGTTACTCCGTAGAGCACCAATACACGGACAAACTTCCACAGGTTTCAAATAAAATTGAGAAAGCATTCAACATCACTTATGTGGTTGAAGACTCCAAAGAGGGTTGGGGAAATGCCATCAAGTTTATCATGGGGCATCTTTATGAAGGTCGCCACGTCAAGTGGGATCTTAGCAAGATTCGTCCCGCTGGTGCTCGGTTGAAGACATTTGGTGGTCGCGCAAGTGGTCCTGCGCCCCTCGACAATCTCTTCAAGGCTGTCGTCAAGGTGTTCTACAATGCCCAAGGCCGCAGACTGACTGCTCTTGAGTGCCACGATATCTGCTGTGCAATTGCCAACGCAGTCATCGTCGGTGGTGTCCGTCGTTCTGCAATGATTTCACTCAGCGATCTTTCTGATCGTGAGATGGCTCTTTGCAAGAGCGGTGCATGGTGGGAGCAAGCAGGCTTCCGTTCATATGCCAACAACTCTGCTGTTTATCGTGGTCGTCCTCCGATGGGTCAGTTCCTTGAGGAGTGGACTTCGCTCTATAACAGCCACAGCGGTGAGCGTGGAATGATTAACCGCAAGGCATTGCAAGAGCAAGCCGCCAATTGGGGTCGTGATGAGAACTGTCAGTATGGAACCAACCCATGCTCAGAGATTATTTTGAAACCATTTGAGTTCTGCAATCTCTCAACGGTCGTTGTTCGCACAGATGATACTGCAGCGAGCCTCAAGAAAAAGATTGAAATTGCCACCATCATTGGGACAGTTCAATCTACATTTACTAACTTCCCATACCTTCGTCCAGAGTGGAAGAAGAACTGCGAGGAAGAGCGTCTTCTAGGAGTCAGCATGACAGGCATCTATGACTGCAAGTTGACCAGTGGTTTGGAAGGCAAGCCGA